TCACTAATAGTAGCGTCACAACCAACAACAGAACCGCTGCTACTCTCAACAGCAGCTACAATCTCTTCAAGAACACGATGAAGACCTTTGAGGTTTCCACCGGCATATCCTAAACGTGCAGGAATTTCGATAGCCATAATAATACCTTCCTTTATCCACAACCAGAGCGACCCGGTTGCCTATTACTCCAGCAATTATCATAAATTATACACTAACATACTATGAATAGCACGCGTAACATACTTAACCACTTTATGCCGTACTGTCCACCGGTTTTTGTTCAACAACAGGTGCTGCTTGCGCATCAAATATAGGCTCAGCAGCGGGCAATTCTAAAGTATTCTTATTCTGCTCTTCCAACGCAGCTGTGACAAGCGCGATATCTTCGTCACTATAACCCACAATCTGCATAGCTACATCAAGTGGAACACCTGCTGTAACGAGTCCTTGAACTGCTGTAGACGCTATCTCAGAAGCGGTCTTTCCAGTATCCGGGTTGTAATCAATAGCCACATTTTGAATATAGTGGGCATTCATCGCAGGATGGTCCGAGATAGCCGCCCCAAAAGAAATCCCAAACCTTTTAATGATTTCGTTGGGCGTTAAACCACCCATCAAAAACAGACTTGAGGCGACTTCAATATCATGAGATTCATCGGTTGTATCAATCGGGTCAAGCTCAAAGTGCCAGTCATAGGCTCCGAACATGTTCCAGATAATTGCTCTATTTATAAGAGTCTCAATAGCCTCTTGACGAGGACCAATAACAGATGTCTTATAAATCTCTGTTGAAATAGCCGCCGTCGAACCAGACAAAGCGCCAATCTCATTGATGCCCAGTCGGTTCAGCGGAACTCCGTGTGCAGCAATAACCTCATCCCTGTTATCAAGACGATACAGGCGGAAGCTTGCTTCACGCACTTCTTTAGCCAAAGGCACAAACTCAATCTTTACTTCTCCCTCTGCGTCTCTTACCGACGGCAGAGAAAGAATCAGAACAGAGTGCGGGTTCTTTGCTATCTCATCAAAGTGCCCCTCGATTTCCCGCTCTAATGGGGTCTTACCAGTAGGGTCGGGTTCGCCAGCATCATCAACTGGCTCACCGGGGTCAAAGTTTCCCGTGATAAAAACAGCGTAAGCCGGAATACCAAAATTATCAAAGAACGAGATATTGTAATCGCGTCTTGACAAGTCACCTTGAATAGCCCCAATAGCAGGCATAATGTCAGGTAGTCCGTAAAAGGAACTGCGAGGAGAGTAGTTCGTCCAAAAAATAAGTTCTGTAGCACGCTTATCAATCTCAAGCGTTCCAGCCGGGTACTCAGCGCCCGTGTCCATATCTACGTCTATATCAACAAGACCGACGCGTTTGAACCAACGTTTCTTACCCGCGATTATCTGCACATATTTATTACCGGAACGATGCACACGAATATCGGGAGAAGGTATGTGCACAAGATGGGCAAACTGCCCCTCCACTTCATGGTTTGCCCGCACAACCTCCATAGTGCCATACGAAACTGCTTCCCAGTCTGTGCAAGCCCTATCCAGCGTTTCAAGAATACCCATGGGCATATCTTTAAAGGCGTCAATAATCTCCTGCCGAAGCTTTTCAGACGCTGCAGAAGGCTCCTCTACAGCAGACATAAGATTCCAGCCAAGACCAGCCGTGTCACGAGCTTTTGTTTTGCATGCTCGACAATGATATGCATTCATTTCCAACAAGTTTGCAAGTGCATACGGATTATAAAGAGGCTCTACGATTTCAAGATTTTTGTAAACTCCAGAAAAAGCGTCAACTTGCTGAAGACCTTTACTCTTAGACACGCTGTATTGGTCTAACACATCTGCTTTAACAGCAGAACCCCCTTTTGTGACGTAACAAAACGGGCGGCGAAACTTATCCATTATAGCTCCCCTCAAAAGAAATAGAGCTGTAAGTCTTTTTATTAAGAATTCTCCAAATGGTCATTGCAGAACACCCCATTATAGTGCTTATCTTTTTATACGAACAGCCTAAATTACGAAGCCTCCAAATTTTCTCCACATCAGAGGGAGAAAAAATTCTTGCCGCCCTTCCAACCGCAGCAATTCGTTTACGCATAGCAGGAGTTTGTGCAGCAGATATTTTTGCGCGTGTCTCCAAAGACACAGTGTGTCCTTTATTAGCACGTTGTAAAGCATTCCAATTAGCAGAAGACATTTTACGCCCCCGTAAAGCAGCACAATGCGCAGGGGAAAGCTTCTTTCCTTTGTGGGCGACTGATAACTTTACGCGAGTTTCTAACGACAAAGGTCTCCCAAGTTTAGCGGCAGACATACGAGACCGCGTCTCTAAAGAATGCTTAAAACCCCAGCAGCTGTCAGCAGAAACCTTCATATTATAGACACCACTAGAAGAATTACGTTTGGTGTGTATCCAAAACTCTTCTCTTTCTGTTAAGATTGTAGCATCTTCAACTATCTCCAACACAAGATATTCAAAAGCAGCCTCGCCATACTTTTTGCCTGCTGCAGAAAGATGTAAATTAGTTGCATTTCCTTTACCACGTATCGTATACAGATGCTGCCGAAACCGTCCTTCTATATTAACCGACTGCCCGACATACCATTTGTCTGAAACGGTATTATGAATTCCATAAATGCCCTGCGTCATACTAGCGTCTCCCTGTAGACACAACTCTAACACCAGTACGACGCGCACCCTTCTCAGGAATAACATCTTCCGCGAAAGCGAGCAACCATGCATCTCCCCTATCAGGAGAATGACCAAGTCTTCCAGATTTACGAAGTTCGTCTTTAGACTCAACACGAATTTGACCACGAGAAGTAAAAAAATACTCTGCCTCACAAAGTTCCTGTAGAGCGTCAGCAGACATCTTAGTGGTAGAAATTTTTTCTTGCTGTAACCCTTCACGAAATTGCCAAAACAGCCAATCTCGTTGTGAACTAAACTTTTTTTTGTCGCGGGCAACTTGTGCAACATTCACACCAATAATTTTTATACTAGAGGGGAATCCACCAGAGTCTTGTAACTCAATTAAACGGTCAACCGGGCCTGCGCCAAGACCTATCACATCAAGGCGAACCTCACTAACCCTATGAGCGCCTAGCGTGTGCACCACATCTTGAATAGCACCTGTAACAGCCATCGTAGACTTCTGCCGAATAACTTTCTCTGAGAGAGACTGCCGTCCTGCTCGCGCAGCGATAACCGACTCATCTGAACCAAATCTTGCGCAGTCAACACCTAAAACTATTGAAGAACCCCGCTCGTCCTCAAGAAAAACTTGTTCTCCTTTTGCAAGAAACTCCATAGGAATAATTTTATCGCTCTCATCTCCAGAAGGAAATTCGGCATCAATTTTAGTTTTTGTAAGAAGAGAGTCTTCTCCCCATACTTCAAGTCTCTCAGCCACCCATTGTGGTGCCACGAGGTAAGGTCTTGGAAGAGCTTTTCCGGCAATCTTTTCCTTCCAAGAGCCGTCCAGCATATCCTGCTTTTTCAAATCAAAATATGTGAAATTTGGTGTGTCATACACAGAAATTTTGAACTTTTTGTAAAGGGTGTCTGTAGACGAGTGTGACTCAAAAAATCTTCCACTGGAACGATTAGGGTTACCAATAAGGAGAAGGTGCGCGTCACCAGACGACATCAACCCTTCCAACGAATCGAAAATCGGGTCAGCCACACCCGACGCTTCATCCACAATGATTAAAATGTGGGGGGCGTGATAACCCTGTACACGTTCCACATTGAACTCAGAAGTGGAGAACCCTTCAGCAAACCAGTTAGGGGCAAGCTCTAGTCTGGTCTTCAGAGGTTCACCGCCAAGCGGCCTTATTTTATCGCCACGCCCGTGCGCTGTGCGGATTTCCGACCAAAGAAGAGAATACACCTGACGAGCAGTGGGAGCAGTAGTGACAACCTTGCACTCCGGCCCGTAGGCATAAAGAAAATTTAGGGCTAAGTTACCAGCTAGAAAAGTCTTTCCCGGACCATGGCAGGCAACTACGGTTGTATACCGATTTGTAAAAACAGACTCCCCAATAGCTTTTTGCATAGCCCAAAGGTCGGCACCCAGCATTTTTTTACAGAACCACGCGGGGTCTCGTTGAGCTTTCTCAACAAGAATTTGAGCCTGTATTTTATTTATGGTGTCAGCCAAAATAACTACTCATTATTACCATCTTCCGCTACGCCCAGAAGAGAAATCCAACTGTGTGTTTCGCTGGCAACATTGTGAGTAGACTCGCCAAGCGCCAACCTACCAACACGATGGTATCGCTCCAACGACCTAGAAATACTGTCTAAAGCATTTAGGCGCATCATTGTGCCGTCTGCTTCATATAAGCGCTGCGCTGCGCGAAACTGCGCTTCAATATGAGAAATGCCAGCACGTGCCGCTTTAAGAACTCTTGTATCAAACTCTGCAGCCTGACTAGCAAGTTCTTCAATCCGCTTTTCTTTTTTGCGCTGCTCAAGATTAGCTACATAAAGAGAGCGCTCTACCGACCAGTTGCCTTCTGAAGACTTAGAAGCAACAGAAGTAGGAGAAACACTAAAACGAGTGGCCAATTCAACATGTGTGGGAAAGTAAAGGCTGCCATCATCTTTTACAACACCACAAACATAAGCCTCTTTTAGAGCCACCCAATCAGTTAAACTACCACTCGTTACTTTTACGAGGTCTAATTTTTCATTTTCCGAACTCATTCATGGCCACCTGAAAATATATTTCGTCTAACTTATTAATCATAGCATACAACAACGCTTTTATAAACAAAAGCTTAGAAGTCTTCTAGACTTAGTAACATAATCTGCACCTGTCTATCCTCTAAAAACTCTCTTTTTATGCGGCAATTATTGCACTCTGTTTCAATTGAATCCAAGCCCCCCGGAAGTGAAGAGCACTTGTTATATGTATGACCACAAACAGCACACACAAATTCTGCGTGACATCTACTAGTAGGGCTTACATATTCATCACAGGCCGTGCACATACGACGAATAGGAGCGTCTTCGTTAGCCTCCCAAGAATTACGTGGTATAAGCGTCATGTACGAGTCCAGCCACCAGCTATTAAAGCCTCCGATAAGCGCTCCACAGCATTGGCTACAGGAGCAGGATAAGTGTCATTTGGAACACCAAGCTCTAATAGAGCTTCCCTATTAGCCTCAAGTAGAATGTCCTTCAGACGTTCTCTATATGACAGATTAACGACAAGTTCATTTATCAGAGCTTCTGCAGCGTCCAACTTAAAAGAGGTATCCCGCATATCAAGCTCAGTAGAGGTATACCACACCCAAGCTTGTGGTGGTGCTCCTAGTGTGGTTTCTGGCCAAGGAAAAATCATGCTAACTCCTTACGTTCTTCAGCTTTACGTTTACGACTTGCACGCGCTGCATCTCTCCACTGAATACGAAGACAAGAGCGACATATGACACTATAGCTAATCGTATACTTTCTCCAATACTCTTCCGTAAGGGGCTTTATCTTCTTGCAGGTTTGGCAGCGGCGTTTCCCGGCCTTAATAATATCGGCCTCTCCACGTTCACGTCTTTTTATAGAAGAGCAAACTCTGCAACGAGCCTCAAAACGGTCTTTTCTTTTTCTAAAATATTCCTCAGTAGCAGGCTTTAATTCCCCACAGGTTGAGCATATTTTCACATTCTGCAAAATATTAACGTTATTAAAGACTCTTCCGTTTAAAGAATGCGAAGCACAGATATCATCTGGGTTATAGCGACTAAGCACATTTCCGCAACCGGGATATCTACAGTGTCTCCCAATCCCGTATATTTTACTCGGCCTACCGGATTTAATCCTAGTTATGTTCACGCCAGCACCCCTCATTTCCACTCTTGATTTGCGTAGTACGTCTTGTTTACACGCGCAAATGCCTTCCAAGAATCGTTAGGCCAATACTGTGCTCCGTTAAAAGACTCCCCCATACCAGACAGTGTGAGCTTCGCAATCGTAGGAGAGCGGTTTATACCATGCGCACAACGAATAAGCACATCCTTACCAGCAGTGGCGACATTAGTAGCCTTTTTAACCTTAGCAGTCACCGCTGCCTTTGAAATATCCCTATAAGAAGAAGGACTTTCAGGAAGGTCTTGTACATCCACAACAACTTTACCCGCGCCTACATCCTTTGAGGCCCCTGTCCAAATATGCAGCCCACGCTTTCGAAGATTATGGTCCTCATCCATGTCCACTCCCAATCAAGAAAACATTACTTTTAAGGTAGTCTTATCAACCCGCTTATCAGTAAGCACAACAGGAGACACCGCCGACTTCCCCAACACTCTAGCAAACTGCACATACATCAGGTCAATTGCTGTCCTATTATTTACTCCTGTGTAACGAACTTTAGACCTTATGTCCCATGCCACGTTGATAAGAGACAGAAGCTGTGACTCAGAAAACTGTTCTGCTAAATCAGAGAAACTGGCATCCGCCCCATATTTAACTAACAACAAATCTTTGAAGAAAGTGGCAAAACCATCCACAAGCTGCCCCACATCACTACTTCGTGAGTAAGCGTCAGACAAAAACGCCAGTCCCTCAATAATTCTTCCCTCAGCAAGACTGTTTACCGCGTCGAAATAAAATGACGTTCCAACAACCCCGTAATATTCATTAAAAACATCAACTGTTATTTCATCTGTCACATAGCTCAATTGGTCAAGCGCCATCACAGCATCACGCATACCACCATCAACATACGCCGCAATAGCTTTAACGGCGCTATCGGTAATACTTATATGCTCCTCCGCAGCAATATGCGCAACACGCTCAGCAAGAGCTGTCTCAGAAATGCGCCTGTACTCAAACACCATAACCCTAGAAATAATAGTGTCAGGAACCTTGTGGGGTTCTGTAGTCGCCATGATAAACATTGTATTTTCTGGGGGCTCTTCAAGAATCTTCAAAAGCGCTTGAAAAGCTGCCCCCGACATACCATGAACTTCATCTAAGACAAAAATTCTGTAATTCCCCGGATGGGAAGTAAGAGCTATCTCTTTAAGACGTCTGATATCATCAACCAGTCCAGAAGACGCTGCGTCCAGTTCAATAACAGACATGTCATTTCCAGCGTCTATCTGTACGCACGAAGAGCATACCCCACAGCTGCGTAATTCATCCCGGTCCGCACAATTTAGAATTCTTGATAAGATACGGGCCATGGTCGTCTTGCCGATTCCACGCGTCCCACAAAACAATAGTCCTGTCGGCAATGTGGCCTGCCCATCAAAATACTTTTTCAACATAGCACTTATAATATCAACAACAGCCCGCTGCTCTACAACTTCAGACAACTGTCGTGGTCTATACTTTAACGTAAGTTGTTGGAGCGCTTCAGGCATCTAAACGATTCTTTCTACAGCAGTATGCTGGGTGTCTTCATTGAGCGAAAACTTATAGGCCACATCAGCCACCTCAGCAAACTCCTTCTGATGCGTCACAAGCACTATCTGCAAGTCAGTCCCCAACTCATCAACGAACTTGCGAATAACTTGTGCCATAGCTGGAAGATACTCATCAGACAGATGCGAAAAAGTCTCATCAAGGAAAAGTATAGGACGCACCTTATCCTTACCATTGAAGATAATTACCAACAATTTGAGCATGAACCCTATGACATCAGCAGGCCCCCCACCATGCGCCCCCATAATACCTGAAGTGACCTCTACACCAGCGTCAACTTCAAAGACCAATGTTGGATTGAGCACTACCTGATTACGCTCCACCCCCGCATTCAAACGAAAACGCTTAAAGCGGTCACCAAAGACTAACGTAAGACCATAGCTTATAAGCTGTTCAAACTTGTCTTGGATAGCCCGCTGCTCCTGCTCAGAAAAAGTTTGAAAAAGAAGTGCCACGTCCGTATAGACAGTCACCTCTTCCTTTAGAACAGCCACCTCTTCCTGAAGCTCTTTACCACGCAACGCCACCAAACGCGCCTTTGTTACCTCCTCCGCCACAGCTTTTTCATAAACTGTCACAGCAGAAGAAACAAGACGAATCTTATCTAACAAGTCAAGTGTTACATCTGGGCACATAAGCATACACTTATTTCCGAAGTTTGAGTTGCTGGATAACAGCCACAGTATCCCCATCTTCTATAAAGAGCGGGGCCTTCTTTGAACCAGAGTTGTCCCCAAGCATAATAGTCACAGTCTGCGCATCAATCGCTTGAAGAGCATCTATAAGATTTTCATGGTTGACACCAAAAGTACGCGCTGGAGCCGTATAAGAGACCTCAAGCACTTGGTCAGCGGCATCACCATATTTATCGTGGGTTCTCAAGTCAAGGCTGTCTGTAGTCAGAACAAACGCCACGCTCTTAGTATCTTCATCAGCATTAATACGAACACGCCGAACCCCTGCAATAAGCTGTTGCCTATCCACAGTAAGACGACACTTATTCGTCAATGCTGGGGCGAGAAGGAGTCCTTCAACATCTGGGTATTCCACGTTATTTTTAGTAATGATAAAAACATCCCCTCCAAGAATAAACAACAAGTGGTCGGCAGTTTGGCCAATACCCATTTTATCTGCTTCAGTACTACGAAGGAGTTTGACTAAATCCTCAACTGCCCCCAAAGGAATCTGCATCTCCATATCCGCAAGCTCACTAACATGCACTTGCCGGAATATAGCCCCGTCAGAAGCCCTCACGTTGCCCTTAGAGACATCCACCATCTGTAGAGCAGGGCGTACCCCCTCTTTGGCTGCTGCGCCCTTTACTTTCGTAAGCGCATTGACAAAAGCTGCCCGTGACACCACAACAGCGCTGGCAGCATCTACGTCGGGCACAATCGGATATCCTGTAGAAGGCATCAAACTAATGTCCCACGTAGCCCCTGCACAAGTGATTGTGGCCACCTCTTTCTCAACAGCCACTGTAACAACAGCGTCCTCACAAGACTTTATAATCTCAAGCAACTTACGACCGGGAAATAGAACTTGGCCGGATTCAATACAGTTAACCAACTCCGTCTTCGCAATTACAGAAAGCTCAAGGTCTGTCGCAACTACGCGTAAAGACCCTTTTTCAACTGTAATGTTAAAGTTCTTGAGAATGGGCAACAAGTCCTTGGTTGCCAGAACAGAGACTGTTTTTGCTAAAACTACCTCGAACACAAGTTTTTTAATTTCGAACTTCATCCACCGCTCCCTCTGGAGTAGTCTAAGACAATGGTATGTTTGCCTCTTTCAAGAGCGCTTCTATCTTCTCCAAGTCTCCAGAAATCTTAAGGGTTAAGTCTTTTACGGCTTGCTGAAGCTCTTCATAAGACTCAACGGCATACTTCTCTTTCACCTCAGCCAGCGTTTCGTTCAAGAGACGCTTGTTAACTTCGAACTCACGTTTTGTGGCAGCAAAATTCTCTTTGCCAGTTTCCACAGCAGCCTTTACTGCATTTGCACGTAACAACAACTCATCACCCATTAGGGCCTCCTTAAATAAGGGTTCATTAGGTTATACCTCAAAGCTGGATTATTGTTCCCTCACCGTGGTCAAAAACCGGCCTGTCAGTGGGGCCGTCCTGCCTCTTGAACTCATCACAGAACTGATTAACACCACAACGGTAGCAATCATTTTTACTGTAGTGATAATCCCACTTTCCGCTTTCAAGCCCATTAAAGACGACCACAACTTCGTCCCTAAGACGATGCAGCATGGCCGTAAAATCAGCCGCTTCAAACTGAAGACGTACCAGCTTCTCTTTACGCAACGGCACGATAAAGCCAGCCTTTGCTGTTTTAAAGCCGGACAACGTACCCATCATGGCATAAAGCACAAGTTGGTCTTCATCCATAAAATTAGCATTCTTTGTAACCTTCAAATCATAGATAACACCGTCTTCTGTAGACATTACATCCATGATTCCAGACAACAGAACATTTTTGAAACCGGGGAGAGGGACTTGCCACTTCTTCTCACTGACCAAGGTGAGCTTTGTAAGCCCGTGTTCTACAAAAGTATCCTCTATCGCCTGCGCGTTCACCACAGACTTCTCACGCATCTCATTGATATCCCTGTTGTTCAAAGGAATAACAGTGTTGCTTTTCAGGTACTTATCGAATTCGTCCTTTGCAATACTTGGCATAAAGCCTAGGGGGAAACCACCTTCTTTAATCCAGCGTTCCATACAGGTGTGCCCCACAGAACCCAGACAAAAGTTTCGATTATTTATTGTCTTTGGCGTCCAGTACAACACGTCAGCCATCGCAAACTTGGCCTTACATTGCTGAAGATTTTTAAATTTGGTGTAAGAAATCTTTATCGGATGAGTGGCAAAGTATTGCGCCCTCTTCTTCCCATCTTTAACTTTGAACATATCAAAAGACATTACTCCCCCAACTCTTCCAGTAGGGCGACCGAAGCCGTTTTCACAGCCTCAAAATGAGTCTCAGAAAACTCTACCTCATCCGAAAGTAGGTCATCCCGTTGTGCGTACACCATAGACTTTATACGCTCAATTGCTGACGTAGAGGAGAAGGTTCCAAAGTGCGTCGCTTTAACAGAGAGCAGCAGCGCCTCTATATCTGCCTCACGGTCTTCTTGCTCCTGCTTAGCGGCCAGCCTAAAGACTTCTATCGCCGGTTTAGCTGTCTGCAAAGGAACTTCCCGGAACCGTAGCCCTGCTGTTCCATCAATATTTATAAACGTTACGTCAAATATAAGAACAGTAGGAACCCGCCCCAAAGTCTTCTCGTCCAAAGACCCCCGCGACACCGCACCAACATTTGCAAACGTCGTCTTCTGGTTGTCAATTGACAACTCCCACACCCCATCATAATTATGCATGTGCCCAAAAAGCACGAAGTCTGCGGCCCCAACAAGGTCTGCTGACTGCACTACCGGATAAGGGAAGCTGCCCTCTTTTACAACAGGCTGGTGCAAGAGAGCAATGTTGTAATCTACCGCCTCGTGTTTCTCCCGCATCACTTTCAGCGACGACACAATCTCGTCAGTCGTGTTGTTATAGGCATCACTTACTGGAAGCAACCTTATACTTGGTCCCCCAGAAACATCCCCTAAAAGAAACGAGTCCTCTAGATACGTCACCTTAGGGTGCCGCAAGATAGTTCCAATGGGGCGTTTATACAAAAGGTCAAGTCGCCCGTAGGGAACATCATGCGAACCAACAATAAAGAAGAGCGGGCAGGGAAACTTATCAAGCGCTCTCAATGAAGCGTTGACAAGGTTGTGGCTTACCCGTGCCGAGACTTTAGAGTTGAAAAAGTCTCCCCCAAACAGAGCGTAGTCAACTTTCTCTGTAGCGCACAACTGAGCAATCTCACCAAGCTTGGTAAGAATATCTTCAGTGTAACCCTCATTACGCATAATAGGAGGCGCGTCGGCTAAATGGACATCGCTGAACCAAAGAAATCTCATAGAGAGCCTTCGGCTTCATGAAGCGTACTTCCACAGAACGGGCACGTCGGATTCTCTGCAACAAATGCGTCATACTCAATCTTAGCCACAGCCACGTCTTCCTCCGCTTTAGCCATAGCCACAAAAGACTCTTCTGCAGCCTCAGACCTATCATCAGCAACACTAAGCATCCCAGCAAGCGCCCGATAACGCTCTACGTCAGCAGCTATACCGCTCATGTCAGCAGTGCCCACTCCAGCAACAGTTTTCAGTTCTCCTGCTAAAGTTTTTACCTGAAGCGCTGCAACGCTAAGCTCCTGAAGCGCCGTGGACATAGCCGCGTGATTAAGTACGTCTGCAGAGAGCCCCGCAACATCAACCTTACGAACAGGGTCAAGCTGTCGTGCCGCAAGCTTTAGCTGCGCCTCTATATTCTTACAAGAAGCCGCTGTAACCCCAGAGGCTTCCAGTTGGGCGTGACTAGACAAACTTTTAAATACGCTGCTAAGGAGTTTAGCAGCAGCGGGCAACTGCTGGAGTACGTCTAGCTGCTCACTGCTCTCATCCACCTGAGTAGAAATCCGCCCCAAACGACTCTGGTAGGAGAACAAGTCTTTTAACTTAGCAACATCAAGGTCAATGCTGTCCCGTAGCTGCAGCACCACCGCTAAGCGTTCTTTGTCTTCAGCTAACGAGACAAACTGCTCTAAAAGACCTTTTTGGTCATCTAAATCCTGTTTACGAACTGTTAAAGTCTTAGAGGCAGTTGCCCTTATGCTATTAGCTTGACGATTAGCAGCGTAAAGCACATTAACATTAGTAATTTCACCCAGAATCTTTGCCACCTTTGAGCCAGAATCGTCCAGCAAAAACGGCATGTCAAACTGTTGCGCAAAATTTAAGTGGTACTTATCAACTCCGTCAAAAGTTAGCTCCCGCATCCGAAGTACAT